CGAAGGTGACAAATTAGTAATTAATGACTTTGATACCTATTCGGAATTAACCACTTTTGAACAACAAAAGAACTCTTTTGCTGCGGCTCTAGGTGCAAATGATGACTTGGTAATGTCACTGGTTATTTTTGCATGGGCATCTACGCAACAATACTTTAAAGAAATCGTTAATCACGATATACGTAAACAGATTCAGTTGGAAAACATGAATCAGATTGATGATGAAACTCTGGTTGAACCAATTATTGATGACGGAATGGACACAACATTCGAGGTTATTGATGGTGATGTTTGGGAAAATGCAACCGGTGGTTCTACTTATGCGGGTTTCATTAGAGATTTGCTTCGGTAATGTAAATCTACTGGTTCATAAATATTATCATGGTGTCTTTCAACAGCCAAAGAAACACATAATTCAAGGAGAATAAAATGGCTTTTCAAATCTCTCCAGGCGTAAATGTATCGGAAATTGACCTGACTACGGTTGTTCCTTCGGTACTGACTACTGCTGGTGCTTTTGCCGGTACCTTCCAGTGGGGTCCTGCAAACAAGATTGTATTAGTTGATAGTGAAATTACACTTTCAAAAACATTCGGTAAACCAAATACAGATTCGGCAGTGTCGTTCTTTACTGCTGCAAACTTCCTATCTTACGGCAATAATCTAAGTATTGTTCGTGCTGTTGGTTCGAATACACGTAATGCTCTGGCAAATACCAGTGCTTTCCTGCAAATCTTTAATGAAGATGTTTTCCAAGATAGTATTCTGGTTAACAATGGTAATGCTGCAGGCGCTTTTGCTGCACGTTATCCGGGCGCATTAGGTAACTCTCTGTCAGTTGAAGTTTGTGCAAACAACTCAACATACAACACATGGTACTATAAGAATTACTTCACTAGTGCTCCATCGACTTCCGATTATGTTTCGGCCGCAGGCGGTTCGAATGATGAACTACACATCGTAGTTGTTGATAAAGGTGGATTATTTACCGGTACAGCAAATACAGTTCTGGAAACATTCGGTTTCATGTCTAAAGCAAGTGATGCTAGTTTGAATGGTGACTCAAATTACTACAAACAAGTAATTTTTAACAAGTCGAAATTCATTTATGCTGTTGACCCAGTTGACTATGCCAACTCGGTTACTACATGGGGTACAACTGCTGCAGGAAAAACTTTCTTCAAACCAGCGACCACATATTCGGTTGCATTAGGTAATGGTTTTGATGATACTGTTGCACTTGGCAATTTACAAGTTGCATACGACCTGTTCAAGAATAAAGATTCGATTGACGTTTCTTTAGTTCTGACCGGTGATGCAAATACTGCTTTACAACAATATGTAATCGATAATTTGGCCAATCCAAATCCATTGGTTGATTGCCGTAGAGACTGTGTTGCTTTCGTTTCACCACCTAAGAGTGCAGTAGTTAGTCAGTCCGGTAGTGAATCTGCCAACATTCTTGATTGGTTAAACAACGTTTCTACAGGTCTACAACGTGCTTCGTCTTATGTTGTTGCCGACTCTGGTTGGAAATATCAATACGACAAGTATAACAACGTATACCGTTGGATTCCATTAAATGGTGATATTGCAGGCCTGTGTGTTTATACTGACACTGTACGTGATCCTTGGTTCTCTCCAGCTGGTTTCAACCGTGGTCAAATCAAGAATGCTGTTAAACTGGCATGGAACCCATCCAAAACATACCGTGATGCATTGTATGCCGCAGGTGTTAATCCAGTTGTTTCGTTCCCTGGTCAAGGTATCGTATTGTACGGTGACAAGACTCTGTTGAACAAACCTTCAGCATTCGACCGTATCAATGTTCGTCGTCTGTTCATTACTCTAGAAAAGGCAATCTCGCAAGCTTCTAAGTTCTCGTTATTCGAATTGAATGATGAGTTTACTCGTGCACAGTTTGTTGCTCTGATTACTCCATTCTTACGTGATGTTCAGGGTCGTCGTGGTATTACCGACTTCAAGGTAGTCTGCGATTCAACCAATAACACACCTGCCGTTATTGACGGTAATAAGTTTGTTGGTGATATCTACATCAAACCTGCTCGTTCGATCAACTATATTCAGTTGAACTTCGTTGCGGTTGGTACTGGCGTTGATTTCACAACAGTCGTTGGTGCAGCGTAATAAATAACAACGATACTAGGAGAAAACAATGGCTTTCAACGTAGCAGAATTTAGAGCGAATATGATTGGTGACGGTGCCCGTCCTAATCTATTCTCAGTTTCTCTAACATTCCCAACAATCGCAGACGGCGCAGTTGCTGCCAGCCAGAAAACAACTTTCATGGCAAAGGCAGCACAACTGCCTGGTTCAACAGTAGGTATTGTTCCAATGTACTACTTTGGCCGTGAACTAAAGTTTGCTGGTAACCGTACATTTACTGACTGGACACTGCAAATCATTAACGATGAAGATTTCACAATTCGTAAGAGTTTGGAATCTTGGATGAACTCGATTAATAGTCATTCTGGTAACGTTCGTTCCGGTAATGCAATTAATCCATCATCATACTCAGTAGATGCAACAGTTCAACAGTATGGCAAGTCTGGTGAAGTTATCAAGACTTATAAGTTTGTTGGTTTGTTCCCAATTGATATCGCACCAATCGATTTAGATTGGGGTTCGAATGATGTAATTGAAGAATATTCCGCAACTTTTGCTTTCCAATACTGGGAATCTGATACCACTTCGTAATTTATATTGGAGGGAACTTCGGTTCCCTCCTTATGTTTTTTTGAGTTGAAACAAAGGAAAATATGGCATCGACAAATAAATTCTCTCTCTTTGGTTTCACCATTGCACGTAAGCCTTCGGAACAAGACCAGCTAACGCAGCAATCGTTTACACCTCCGTCCAATGATGACGGTGCGTTAACTATCCAATCGGCCGCATACTACGGTACATATGTTGACTTAGATGGAACGGCCAAGAATGAAGTAGAACTAATTTCACGTTATCGTGAAATGGCCATGCAACCAGAAATCGAATCGGCAATTGACGATATTGTTAATGAAGCAATTGTACAAGACGATGACGGCAAAACAATTCAAATCGTTCTGGATGATTTAGAACAACCAGAAAAGATTAAAAAAGCCATTAAAGATGAATTCCAAACAATCGTCAGATTGTTAAACTATAAGAACATGGCTCAAGATATCTTCCGCAGATATTATGTGGACGGTAGATTAAATTACCAAATTATTATCGACAAAGAAAATCCTATTGCCGGTATTAAAGAACTTCGTTATATTGATCCACGTAAACTACGTAAAGTTCGTGAGGTCAAGAAACGTAAAGATGAAAGAACTGGTGCTGATGTAGTTGATGTAATGAACGAATACTACATCTACAACGACAAGGTCGTTACAGGATCATCTGCAAATTACGGACCAGTTGGTGTACGCATCACAACAGATTCCATCGTTTCGGTCGTTTCTGGACTTATGGATTCACGCCGTGCAGTGGTGTTATCGTATCTACACAAAGCAATCAAACCACTCAACCAATTACGCATGATTGAAGATGCTACGGTTATTTACCGTATCTCTCGTGCACCAGAACGTAGAATTTTCTACATTGACGTTGGTAACTTACCAAAACTAAAAGCAGAACAATATCTTCGTGATATTATGGTCAAGTACAAAAATAAACTTGTCTATGATGCCAATACTGGTGAAGTTCGTGATGACCGTAAGTTTATGTCCATGATGGAAGACTTTTGGTTACCACGTAGAGAAGGTGGTAAGGGTACAGAAATCTCCACACTACCTGGTGGTCAAAACCTAGGCGAACTGGAAGATGTAAAATACTTCGAGAAGAAACTATATAAGTCTCTTAACGTTCCAATCTCCAGGTTGAATCCAGAGTCATCCGGGTTCTCTTTAGGACGTACAGGTGAAATCACCCGTGATGAACTGAAGTTTAGTAAGTTTGTAGACCGTTTACGTGTTCGTTTCGCAGAAGTATTCAACCAATCGTTACGTGTACAATGTGTATTAAAAGGCATCTGTACAGCTGAAGAATGGGATCAGTTTAAAGAAAATATCAACTACGACTTTATTAAAGACAACAACTTTTCGGAACTAAAAGAAGCCGAACTGATGCAGAATCGACTTGGTTTACTTGGTGCAGTTGATCCATATACAGGTCGTTATTTCTCACAAGCTTGGATTCAACGTAATGTTCTACGTATGACCGATGATGAGATCAAGGAAATTCAGGCAGAGATCGATGAAGAAAAGGCTGAAGGTCTTGGATTACCAGTTGGAGTCACAAACTCTGTTGCACAAATGTCTATGCAACAACAAGTTGAAGCTGATCCGGAACAAGGTGGTATGGATCCACAATCTGAGTTGGACGCCAAAATGGCTGCTAAAAAGAAAACAACCAATGAAAGTACTACTTTCGACAAACTCAAACAAATACTATAAATAATTAGATAAACATCTTTTCGGAGAATAAAAATGGACGCAAGAAAAATTATCGATTTTGCAGCAGATGGTAACGCAAAAGAATTTCGTGAAGGACTATATGCATCGATCTATGATAAAGTAAATGCACATATCGAACAAATGAAGCAAAGTGTTGCCCAAAATCTGGTAACTACTCAAGAAGAAAAAGAATGTGTTGACAAAGACGATGCAAAAAAGATTGCCAAGAAAGAAGTTGGCAAACATGAAGATGAAATGCATGAAGATATTTCAGAATATACTCTAGAAGAAATCGATGAGTTTATGCAAACAGAAGAATTCGAACAGTTGGACGAACTAGAAAAGAAAACTCTACGTTCATACCGTTCTAAGGCGGCCACGGATCGTAAATATAATAAACAAAATTTGGCTGATATCGATTTCTATAAGAAATCAGGTGGTCTAAGTGCGGCATCCAAAACAAAACAAAAAAATGTCAGTAAAGCAGAAAAAGAATACCAACAAAAATCAGACAAGCGTTCGGCCGGTATTGCTGCAGCATCTAAGAGATTGGCCAAAGAGGAATTTGAACTGGACGAATCTGTTAGCCGTAAACACTTCCAACAAGTTGCCGACCTAATCAAGTCACACGACAACCACGACAAACGTAAAGAACTAGCACAACATCATGCAACAATCTTTGCGATGCAGAACCCACGTTTTGATCGTTCGAAGTTTATGAAGGCGGCAAACGTTCAAGAGTAATATGAAAAACTATAAAGATTTCATTTCTTCTCGTGTGATTGAATCTGAACCTGAGGTTGTCATCGAACAACCCCAGGAACCAGAAATTTTGGAATTGGAAGATTTACCAAATCTTTTAGGTGAAGAACCTTACCACAATGATCCTATGGATCCACCAAATGTTCTGATTATGCGAAGAAAGTCTGTTCGTCAATATCCAAACGGACAAAGAGTGGCTCTATACTTTGTTGACAAGATCAATAAATATGTAACTGTTCCTTATACTGCGATGCAATGGTCATCTTCTGGGCCGGCTGTTGCGGAAGAACTTGAACAAACAATTATTGATCGACTCACCGAAGCAGCAGATTCATCATCTGCAACCAAATTAAAATTTGAAGATGGTACATCTTTGTTTATTGGTAATATTGCAGCAAAACAAATGTTGAAACTGCACGAATCATTAAACAAGGAACACAAAAAAGAATTTGTGGAAATTGCTAATAGAAGCAGAAAAGACTTCTTAGATATTCAAGACTTTGCAAAACAATCATAATAGGATTCAAAAATGTCTATCGAAACAACATATCAAGTATTAAAAGATACCACAGAACATGCTGTTATTAAACTAACTGCAAAGTTTGATGGTTCTGGCCAAGAAGATAATCCAAACCGCATTTCAGCAAATTCACTTTACGGTGCACTGAATACAGACGGCACACTATTAAGTGTTGGTGGTGATCCTCTAGATTATTACGGACTATCTGTACACCGTGTATGGTACGATTGTGTTAATCCGCAGGCAGCTGATGTAGAATTATACTGGAATGCTAACCCAGTACAAAACATTATGTTGATTAGTGGTACATACGAATATGACGGCGCTGGAAACTTCATCACAATACCAAACGTTGCAAAAGATACTTCTTCTTGTAATGGTGATATTGGTATTCGCACACGTGGCATGACCGCTAACAACTCGTATACCATTATTATGGAATTACGTAAACACAATGAATATTACCAACGTGGTCAATTCAACGACCCTGCAGCATTCAACTACGGACCGGATTACAAGATTCGTCCATAATGATTAATTTTATTTCATGTATACTCGAAGAAAACGGTTCTGAAGCAAGGACCGTTTTACGTGCAAGGTTATCTGAAATTCTGGAACAAAAGAGACTAGAGTTTAAGAAACAAATTGCGTTTGAGATGTTTGAGGAAGTAGAAAATTTAGAAGAATCTAACATTACCAAAATGGGAAGAACGAAGTTGGTTCGTGTTCGTATTCGTGGTGGTAAGATTCAACGAAGAAAGAAGTTATCAGCAGTACCAGGTTACACAACACGAGGTGGCAAACTAATTAGAATGTCACCTGGTGAACGCAGACATAGAAAAATGTCTGCAAAGAGATCAAAGTTTAAACGTAGAGCTAAGTTGAGACAGGCGCTAAGAAAAAGAAGAATGTCTCTCCGTAAACGTAGTGCAATGGGACTGTAAACATGAAACTCATTACCGAATTAAACGAAACAGTAAACTATATTACTGAGGAAAAAGATGGAAAGAAATCTCTTTTCATTGAAGGTCCTTTCTTAGTTACTGAACGTCAGAACCGTAACGGCCGCATTTATAAAGAAGAAACAATGCGTAAAGAAGTTGCACGTTACCACGAAAACTTTATTAGTAAAAATCGTGCCTTTGGTGAACTGGGTCACCCAGACACCCCATCTATCAATCTTGATCGTGTATCACACTTAATCGTTGGTCTACGTCAAGAAGGTAATGATTGGATTGGCAAAGCAAAAATTCTTGACACACCAATGGGTAACATTGCAAGAAGCTTAATCGAGGGTGGTGCACAATTAGGTGTATCTTCTCGTGGTATGGGTTCTCTAAAATCCATAAACGGCATCAATGTTGTTCAAGATGACTTTTATCTTGCCACAGCGGCAGATATTGTTGCAGACCCTTCTGCCCCAGGTGCCTTTGTACAAGGTATTATGGAAGGCAAAGAATGGATGTTAGTTGATGGAGTTTGGACAGAAATGCATTACGATCATGCTAAATCAGCAATTCGTAAAGCTTCGCCGGCCGAAATTGAAGCAGTAAGTCTGCAAATATTTGAAAACTTCCTCAAAAAACTGTAATTATAAATATACCATATATTCATAGGAGATTCTCAAAATGGGAAAACTAAATCTGTCTGAAGCCGCTAAGGAAATTCTTGGTGCTAGCGTAGCATCAAAGCGTGGTGGCCAAGATGCACCTAAGAAACTGTCAACTGATGTTGCTTACGGTACAAAAGATGCCGGCAAGATCGGTGATTCGCCAGAAACTTTAGGTGATCACAATCCTGATTACACCAAAGGCACACCTTCGGCAACACCACCAGGCGCAACACCGCCAGTTGGTTCTGAACCTGCACATCACTTAGATGCAGACAAGGATCAACAATCGAAGGGTCGTAGTGATCTAACACATGTTGACCAAGCTGACGCAAACAATTACGATGAAATTCGTGATCGTAAGCCATCGAAGCTGGCAAAACAAACAATGGAAAAGAATCCAGGCGCAACATTCCAAACTTACGGTGAAGATATGGATGCACTTTTTGCCGGTGAATCTCTTTCAGAAGATTTCAAGAGCAAAGCAACTACAATTTTCGAAGCTGCTGTTCTAGCACGTGCTGAAGAAGTTATCTCGGCAACCGAAGCTCAACTGACTGAGCAATTCGAAGAAGCTATCGAACAAGTTAAGGAAGACTTGGCCGCTAAGGTTGATGATTACCTGAATTACATGGTTGAAGAATGGATCAAAGAAAACGAAATCGCAATCGAAACCGGTCTACGTGCCGAAATCGTTGAAGATTTTATTGATGGTCTGAAGAACCTGTTTACCGAACACTATATCGACATTCCTGCCGATAAAGTTGATGTTGTTGAGGAACTAACAGCTAAGGTTGAAGAATTGGAAGCTTCGTTAAACGAACAAATCAATTCAGCAGTCGAACTGAGCAAGTCTATCAACGAACATAAGAAAACTGAGGCTATCCACGCAGTATGTGAAGGCCTAACGCAGACTCAAGTGGAAAAAATGAAGTCACTCGCAGAGGGTGTGGAATTTACCACAGAGCAAGAATTTGCAGACAAACTGAACACCCTGAAGGAATCGTACTTCAAGGCAGACGTTAAGGTTGCAGATAATTCTGCTTTAGATGATGAAGTTCAAATTGAAGAAGAAACAGCAACTTCGAAGAAGTCGGCTGATCCTTTAATGGAACAATACGTGAAGTCTATTTCACAAACTTTGGTAAAATAATAAATATACCACACTGATACAAATTACAAGGAGATAACATGTATCTGACAGAAGAACTGCAAAAGAAATGGCAACCTGTTCTGGAACATCCAGAATTAGATTCCATCAAGGATCCATACAAGAAGGCTGTTACAGCACTTGTTCTGGAAAACCAACAACAAGCTCTGACACAAGATCGTCAAGCACTGAACGAAACAACCGAATCTGGTCCAACTAACGTTGCTGGTGGTGTTCAGAACTTTGACCCAATCCTGATCAGCCTGGTTCGTCGTGCACTGCCAAACCTGATTGCTTATGACGTTGCTGGCGTTCAGCCAATGACTGGTCCAACAGGCCTGATCTTCGCAATGCGTGCTAAGTATGCTGCACAAAACGGTACTGAAGCTTTCTACAACGAAGCTAACACAGTATTCTCTGGTAAAGTTTCGACTGGTAACCCATACGGTTTCGCAGGCGACAAGGACACCGATACCGGTACAAGTCCTGTTGCTGATCTGTCGGCAAATGCTTATACAACTGGTATGGGTCTGCCAACAACAACCGCTGAACAACTGGGTGTTGCTGACGGTTCGTTCCACGAAATGGCATTCTCGATTGAGAAGGTTACCGTTACAGCTCAAAGCCGTGCACTGAAGGCTGAGTACTCGTTAGAACTGGCACAAGACCTGAAGGCAATCCATGGTCTGGACGCTGAAACAGAACTGTCGAACATCCTCTCGACAGAAATTCTGGCTGAAATCAACCGTGAAGTTATCCGTACAATTTATGCATCTGCTGTTGTTGGTGCTCAGTACGGTACAACAACTCCAGGTTACTTCGACTTAGACACCGACTCGAATGGTCGTTGGTCTGTTGAACGTTTCAAGGGTCTGATTTTCCAAATCGAACGTGATGCTAACGTTATTGCTAAGCAAACTCGTCGTGGTAAGGGTAACGTTCTGATCGTATCGTCAGACGTTGCATCTGCAATGGCCATGGCTGGTGTTCTGCAATACACACCTGCACTGCAAGCTGATCTGCAAGTAGATGACACCGGTAACACCTTCGCTGGTCTGTTACATGGTCGTATCAAGGTTTACATCGATCCATACTATGGTGGCTACACTTCAAACCAAGAACTGGTAACAGTTGGTTATAAGGGTTCTTCGCCATACGATGCTGGCCTGTTCTACTGTCCATACGTTCCGCTGCAAATGGTTCGTGCTGTTGACCAGTACACCTTCCAACCAAAGATCGGTTTCAAGACCCGTTATGGTATGGTTGCAAACCCATTCGCAGAAGGCGCTACAGTTGGTAACGGTCGCCTGAACGCACGTAGCAACAAGTACTACAGAATCTTCGGAGTTAATAATCTGATGTGATAACTCTTTGATTTTATTAAGTTTTTATTGATAGAATCACCAAAAAGAGTGATCTTAGAAGGGAATCGAAAGGTTCCCTTCTTTTTGTTTATAAATACATATAGTTATTCATATTAATACACAAAAAAATGTTACCAACTTATCTTTTTATTAAACAACATAAAATTACCGGGTTAAAATATTTCGGTAAAACAACAAAATCCGATCCATATACGTACACAGGTTCAGGTAAATATTGGAAAAGACATATAAAAAAATATGGACATTATGAAATAGACACAATATGGTGTGAATTGTTTACAGACAAAAATAAACTTATAGATTTTGCTTTAAATTTTTCAAAAGAAAACAATATCGTAAATTCCAAAGAATGGGCAAACCTAAAAGAAGAAAATGGTTTAGACGGCGGTATGGAAAAAGGTTGGTGGAGTGAAGAAAGTATTGAAAATTTTAAACAAAAACAGAAACAAAGGTGGGCCGATGGTAAGTATGATGGAGTGAAAACCGGGCCAAAAAAAGGAACTTTTAAACAATCGGAATATCAAAAAGATAGATCAAGAGAATCATTAGAACGTGCATGGTTAGTCACCAATCCACAAGGACAATCTTTTAATATTGTCAATCTTAGACAGTTTTGCATGAAAACTGGTTTGGATCAAGGCAACATGGTTAAAGTATCTCAAGGAAAATTAAAACAACATAAAGGTTGGATGTGCATAAAAATAGGTCGATAAATAGTATTATATTGTTTTAAAAGAGATATCATGTCTGCTCTAAACAGAACACCAGAAAATACCAATTACTTACAACCCACCAAGTTTCTATTGACTTTCGATAGAATTGGTGGTACGACATATTTTTGCCAACAAGTTAATCTTCCTGGTGTGAATCTAGGACAGGCACCAATTTCATTTCCTGGCCAAGATGTATTTTCACCGGGCAATAAATTAACATGGAACCCATTGGCGATACGATTCATCATTAATGAAGATATGTCCTCATGGAGAAATCTATTTGATTGGTTCAGAGCTATTGCATCACCAAAAGGCACCGATGAAAGAAATCGTTTAAACGAATTACAAAACACATACAAAACGTTTTCATCTAAACCAGACTACCTACATAATTATTCTGATGCAACACTTACTGTACTTTCGGCATTGAATAATCCAATTGTACGTATTAAGTTTACCAATGTATTTCCTATTACATTGAACGATATCGGGTTTGACACACAGTTATCGGCAGATACCATTATGACTGCCGATGCCACTTTTATGTACGATTACTACGAATTTGAAGATATAACATAAGGCTTGCATTTTAACAATCGTTATGTTATAATGTCAAATCGATGTTAATATATTGAAAATATTATGGAAACTCTAGAACAAGTATTGAAGTATTGGGAAAAAGACGCAGTTATTGATAGTACCGAACCAGGTAAAGAACTGTTGCGTATTCCCACTATACACAATAAGTACCTGAATATTCTCACCCAGCACCGTATTGCTTCGAAACGAGCACATTCAAATTATATGCGAATGAAAAAGGTTAAGTGGGAATATTACACAGGTAAGTTATCACAAGAAGAACTGGAAGAACGTGGATGGGAACCTTTCCAATTCACTTTAAAATCTGATATAAGTACTTATCTAGAATCAGATGATGATTTAATCAAACTTCTTGAAAAGAAAATGTATCATGATGAAACCGTTTCGGTAATCGAATCTATTATGAATGAACTGAAACAAAGAACATGGCAACTTCGTGATTTTATAACGTGGGAGAGATTCATTGCCGGCCAGTGATTTAATTGTCTCTAAAAAGGATGGCGTTTATGCAAAGGTAACTTGCGAACGCCATATGGCACAGGAGTTGTCAGATTTTTTTACGTTCTATGTGCCTGGTTACCAATTTGTACCGGCATTTAGAAATCGTCTGTGGGACGGTAAGATTAGACTTTTTTCACTACAGACAAGTTGTTTATATCTCGGTTTAATACCATACTTAAAAACATTTTGTGAAGAACGTGGTTACACGGCAGAATTCAATGATGTGGACGTTGAAGATGAATTCTCAATGTACCATGCAAAGAAATTTTGTGATTCGTTAAATCTACATTCACAAGGTAAACCAATTACTGTTAATGAACATCAACTTGAAGCTTTTGTTCATGGTATGCAGTCACATCGCATGTTGTTGGTATCACCGACTTCATCAGGCAAATCGCTTATTGCTTATCTTTTTGTTCGTCAATTATTGGACTATAAGAAATTAAAAGGTCTTATAATTGTACCAACAACTTCACTTGTAGAACAGTTGTATTCTGACTTTGAAGATTATGCTAGTGAAGATACCTTTAAACCCTACATGTATGTACATCGTATATACCAAGGCAAAGAAAAACAAACAGACAAACCTATTGTGATCTCTACTTGGCAATCATTGTATAAGATGCCGAAGGAATACTTCGAACAATTTGATTATATCATTGGTGATGAAGCTCACAATTTTAAAGCTCAGTCATTAACATCCATTATGACTTCCTGTATCAATACTCAATATCGTATTGGTATGACTGGTACATTAGATGGTACAAAAACACATAAACTTGTATTGGAAGGTTTATTTGGCACTGCAAAACAATTCATTACTACCAAAGAATTGATGGACAAAGGTGTTGTTGCCGACTTCGAGATCAAATGTCTAGTATTAAAACATGATGATGAAGTTTGCAAACGCATGAAAGATTTAACGTACCAAGATGAGATACAGTATCTAATTTCTAACGAACAACGCAATAAATTCATTAAAAATCTTGCAGTTAGCTTAGGTACAAA